TTTGCAGCGGTCCCCCAGCTAATATTTGTGCCGCTCACAGTCCCCACTTGAGCCTTTCCAACATCAGATGTTGTCCTATAGGCAACAACTACTTTCTCCGCACTAGAGTCATAGGCAAGATGACAAGTCCCTGTGCTTGCGCTATTGAAGATGACCGTTGAGCCGAAGCTGATTGTGGTTCCGCTTACGGTTCCGACCACAGAAGTGCCATATCCAGAATTGTCACCGTCATAATACACAATCACAACTTTTTGTGATGCGGCGTGATACACCATGTCAACAAAGTTCGTGCTGTTAGCATGCCAAGTTGCGGTGGCCCCAAAGGTTATGCTAGTGCCAGATATAGTACCGACTACGGCCTTACCCTTAGAGCTGTCCGCACTATCCACAAAAACAACTACTACTTTATTTGAATTAGCATCATACGCTGCACAAGTCTGTGTAGTAGTTGCCGACTCAAACACAGCGTTAGACCCGACTACTTGACTAACAGCAGTTTCAGCAGCAACACTCACAGTGCCATCAGCATTAACGATAACAGGTTGTCCACTAGGCAGTGTACCAGAAGCAACAGCCGTGATTTCTGCGTTATCCGCAGCGGGGTTATTGCCTATAATCCGCATTAGCTGATCTCTTCGTAACTACACACTACCACTATATCGTTTGCTACGCTTGCTATTACCCCGATAGACTTATCTTCCTCCAAGTAAACAGAGGTGCTTTTGTCTAAAGCAATCAAGGAAGAGTCAGCGGGTACAGATATTGTGCTGGCTAGGGCATATGCCGTCCCGCCAATATCATCTTGACTGTACAAGTTCACAGTTACGTCAACGGCGTTTGTGCCATCCACGTTTGCCAATTGAATCATGTTGATCTTAAATACCTTACCACTGGATGCAGCGTTGCTAACAATAGCCGTGGCGTTGGTTGATGCAAGCGCGACTGTGGCAGATTTGCCTATAATCGTGGTTACGTTTACAATATTTGGTGCAGCCATTTTCTAACCTCCTTTATCCAAAAACAATTGCCATTGCTATGGCTTTCCCAGTTGATATACCAGCCGTACCAAACTCCAACTTGCCCGAACCATTAGACGCCAGCAATGCCTGACCCGCCGAGCCAACCGCGTTTGGTAACTCCAAAGCATAAGTAGCATTAGCTGAATGGGGTGGACCTGAAAGAGTTACCCCATGAGTGTTGGACTCACAGTTAAAGATTACGCGACCAGAGTTGTTGTTACCGCGAAGGACAACTTTTCCCGTGCCGTTTGGGGCAAGGTCCAAGTCTCGGTTAGATACTGTAGTAAGATCAAACTGATTGGTGTCTAAGTTACCGCCTAGCTGTGGAGTAGTGTCATTCACAATGTCTTGGATGTCTGTGGCAATTGCTGTGATGAACACAATAGCAGAGCCAGATAAACTCAAAGCATTGTCACTGTTACTGCTCTCAATAACAGAACGGGATAATGTAGTCCCAGAAGCAGTGTACGTTCCTGTGCCTATCTCAAACGCAGAAGACCCGTCTTCTATGCAGTATCGAACTGAATTGCCGTTAGAAACACCCGCCGCCGCAAAAGTCTGAAACCCGCTAGTGGCACTGCCAAGCGTGATTGTTCCAGTCCCAGTGGTGCTGGTGGTCATTTTGGCCCTGTTTACTAAGACTACCATATAGAATCTCCAAGCTTACATACGTTAAGCAATTCTTATTAGAGCGTTCGAGGCATCAGGGCTTGGCATAACGATCTTAAAGTCGCCAGACGTTGACGCTTTGTCCGAGCCAAAGTCTAAAACCAAAACACAGTTTGCTGTGTTCGATCCCGCACCCGCCGAACTGTTATAGATCAAAGCGCCACGAGCAGTAATCGTTGCAGACGTAAATGTCTTATCCGCAAAGTCAGTGAACGCTGTGGTTCCAGAGGACGAAGGCATACTGCTTGATGGAGTCAAACTATTGGTGCTAGTACTACCAGCAGGGCCACCTGTAGTATACGTTCCAGACGTACCTACTTCGTTGTTTCCCGCGCCAAACGGTGCCGCAGTAGTAGCAGCGGTAAAAGAAGCACTGTTTGTATACAGGGCTATTTGAAACGTATCACCACCAGAGGTAGAGAAGTTGTGTGTTGCGGACAAAAGTTCTTTCTTGAACGATGTACACATGAAGTTTCCGCTGAAGGCCATTTTAAAGTCTCCTTATAAGTTCAGCAAGTTGTGGATGACCCGCATCCGTTAACGCATTCCATACAGTAGTACGGTCACTTTCGATAGATTTACGCATATAATGCGTCACCAACTTTTCGACCTTTTTCTCAAACGCATAGGCTTGGTCTCTAATGGCGGGTGGAGCCGTGTCGGAAACAGATATTATCTTTCCAACACACTCTTCAGCAAGTTCTTCAGGAGTAAACCCACGGTTGTTAGTCGATTTGACAGATACCACATCCTCGTAACGAGGTAAGCCCATATTAAAATCTAAACTCATTGCTTAGCCCTTATTACCTTTCCAGTGCGATATTCGTCGGTCACTTCCTTAGCTTCTCCGAGCATCTTAACACCATTCATGGCTTCTTGGAAGCGGCTATTATACATAGCCATAACGTCCTGCTCGCCCTTCATGTAAATATACGCTTCTACTAAAGCCCCGTACATTAAAGCCATTTCAGCGTTCTTACTTAGCCAAGTAGTGTCGGTATCCCCGCCACTTGTAAGACTTTGGGGCCGATAGAAGTAATGAAGCTCGGCGGTATATGCCGAAGCGGGGGTGGGGGCCAATAAAAAGTTAGTGACATCAAATTGACTGTAGTACTTAGGTACGCCCGTAGTAGTAGGGTCCGGCGTATAACTTTGAACAAAACTAGGGTCTTTGAAGTCAACAAAAATCATATCGCCGTAAACTGTTGGATTTCCAGTAGCGGTTCTTAGACTTAACGAAAACGGAGCCAAGAAATCTTCTGGTATTCTTAGATATTGATACGACGGAGTAACTGTGGCCGAAGCGTTTTTGCGAAAAAGGCTAAGTTGAGCGTTTTTTAGAATACGTTCCTCAGACAACCGTATAAACAAAGGAATATTTGTTACAAACCCAGTCTCTTCATACTCGGTGTAGTCTTTAATAGCTTGCTTTAACTCGCCGTATGTAAAACTCATGTTGTTTCCACCGTAACTGTTCCAATACCGCCGACCGCGATTAGTCTATTTTGCGGGCTGTACGAGTTGTCGGTCCAACCTCCTACGGGATTCCAACTCCACTGTATGTTCCGCTCTTCCGCAAGATTTGTTTCAGGGCGCGCGTCTCTTACGGCTTGAGGGTCAATAACTTTTCTAAAAGGGCCTAATTGAGGTTGTTTTGGCTCAAACTCGTCTTTTCCAACAAGCAACCCAGTCCACTCTTTACGCATGTCCCGATACCTATACCGAAGACCTGACCTATCCGATATAGAGTAAGCGTTTTTCCCTGATGCGAATTTAGACATTACGAGGTCCTAAAGTATTGATACATGGGCACTACATTAAACGAAGACCTGTCTCTGTCCTCCGTCATAGCACGTTCAAATTCTTCTTCATAAACCGCTTTTAAAAGTTGGATTCTATCCGGGGCGCGTTTCATGGAAATATAATACGCCAAACCCGCCGCAAGACAGGGATAAAACCGAAAAGGCATGTCCATTGTGTTAACTTGAGAATCCGCGTCATCCATTCGAGTCAAGGCATCGTAGTAGATTACGTCAGTACTGTTTTCAGGGACAGGCCAAATCTTTAAGTTAGGAGTGTTTTGCCGATCTAGAAAAAACTGTGAAGGACGGCCCTGAGTAGTTTTGTTTGGGATCGAAATAAAAGTATCACGACTAACACGGCTTAACGCATAATCAGTATTTCCCCTCCGCAATACCACCGACAAAACGTCTATTATGTCGGCAGACAACGGGTATTCGCCATCTGCCTGAACAAGCGCCAAGCTGCGCTGTTTAATAGTCCATTGATTAAGTCCGCGATTAGCCCACTCTGCAAGCATCAAGTTTAAAGACCGTTTGGCCGTTCGAAGGTCATAGCCCGTTCGAACCTCTAAGCCGCAACGCTCAAAAGCTTCTTCAATGTACTCCGCTACGTCTAGCTCAAAGTCTTTGCTATCGGATAAAGCCATCTATCACTTCTTTTTCTTTGCGACGGGCCCGCCATATTTCTTTTTTACTACGGGTTTCTTTTTAGGAAAGCCTGCCTGCATATTGGCATAAGCTTTAGGAGAAATGGTAGACTTGGCCTTTGAGCGAGAAGTTTTGTCCTTTTTCCTCGCGTTCATGTTGTCGTATAAACTCATAACAAACTCCTTAGCTGTAAAACACGGTGACAGAAGTACATGCCGTGAAAACGGAAATATAAACATCCCCGACACGAATACCCTCGTCAGGAATGTTTACGGAGTGTGTGTCAGACGCATCCAAATCCATGTCCAAAACAACCGATCCGCCATTACCGTCTGTAAAGGTAATTTTCGGGGACCCGGTAGTGGTTTTCACTTGGACCTGACGAATACGAGCGGGCCCTACTGCCGCAGAGCCTGTAGCGGTTAATCGTTTTGATCTTACATCAGAACCTGCCATGCTAACCTCCTTTAGATGTTTGCAGCTTTATCCTGCAAGTTGTTTGCCTGCACATAAGTAAACGTCACAGTAACTTGACCCGTTGCGGCTGCCCCGCCTGCGGAAATTAACGTAGCGATTATCTGAGTATCCGCACCAAAACGATCTGCCTCGTCCAAAGCCCCAGTAGCAATGGATGAAGTCTCACCAAGAGCCTTGACGTTAGTATTTGCAATTAAATACTGAGTCGATCCAGTCTTGCCCACTGAGACAGTCGCAGCACCCGCCGCATTACTAACTATAGCCACTCTTATTGTAACAGTTAGAAGTTGTGAATTTTGGGGGATGACACCAACATCATAGGTGGTTGTTCCCACCGCTACCGCAGCATTAATCATAACAGATTGAGACATCACAACTTGACCTGTGTTAGCCACGTTTGTGCCTACGGCTGTTCCTGTTGTGTCTTTGATTGTGCCTGCCCGAATCGGGCCAGAAAAAGTTGTAGTACCCATAATAATCTCCTGTCTGGGTTAGTCAGCCGCAGAATGCGGCTGTCAGGGAATATGAGTACAATACAACATGTGCAAACAAAAAGAAAGAGGCGATCCAAAGACCGCCTCCCCCTTAACACAGAAAGTAAACTTTCGTATTTATGCTGCGCCGGGAGTACCGAACACAGAACGCCAGTCAGATACGCCAAAGCTGTAGCGCTCACGGGCTTTAAATCGCATGTTACCAGTGTCAAAATCGCCTTCCATAGCGGTCTTGATGGGTGAACGATTAAAGAGCTTAAAGCCGTTAGGTGCGTCAGTTTTGATGAAATAGGCATCACTATCTGTAAGGAAGTGATTAACTGCGGCCCCTTCAGGCAACATACCCATGTTCTTCATCGCATTTGCGTCGTTGTCCGCTGTGCCGGGGCGTAGATTGGAGTTAAGAACCCGCTCTGCAATAAATTGCAGTTCTTTAGGGATAATCAACTTCATGCCA